GTCGGTGCAGCAGTAAGACAGATACAGTTTACGTAGGGACACGTAAGTCTTGTCGTTCTTCTCTAGGTCGTCCTCACGCAAGGTGAAGATCACATGCTCAGGCTCGAAGTAAGAGAGTTCCCAGAAGAGGGACTTGGTGCGTAGCTTCCCTTGGGAGGTACGTAGCTGCTTCTCGGAGAACATCATTGAGAGTATGGTTCCTCTGATACTTCGTATCTTCGCCTTGACAGGCTCTAGTTGGGTTACATAGAAAACGAATCACTTGTTGTAATATTAACACACTACTTTTGAGTTTGTCAAGTACTTTCTTTACAAGGTAGGCCATAGTCTGAAAACGACACACAGATAGTCTAGATACGACAAAATAGGGGGTTGACAACTTCAAGAAACCTGTGTATAATAAAACTGTCCTTTGGCGGACCCTAAGTATATACTATATACTATAGGACTGACTCTACGTTCCTCCTCTATCTGGTTCCTTCCTCTAGGGTAGCTCTACGTTCTCTACATAAGTACTACTTAAGTAGACTGATGCAGATTCCATGAGCACTCTACGTAGGGGTACTCCTTGGGTAGTCACCCACAATAGGATAACGTAGGGTTCAGATACCCTAACAATTCATACACTGAAGCACCCCCTATGGTTTACTCCGTAGGGGTTTTTCCTTATGCCTAGTAATCTGTCGTTCATACATTGGCGGGAGCGTAGGGAAGTAGAGATCAAGATTAAATCTGAGGCTATCCGTTCCATTGCAGATGAGATGCGGACTGGTGGTCGTTCATCCTTCGGTGCTGCTAAACTCCTCTTGGAGCGTGGGTGGCTAGACGACAAGAGTGCTTCTAAGGCCAAAGAGAAACTTAAGGCCAAAGAAGAGGAAGAATTAAACGAACAAGCTCTGTCGCTCCTACGTGAGGATGCTGAGCGTCTAGGAATCAAGGTTCAATAAGCACCATGGCAAAGAAACCGACACTCACTACCGTCACGTCAGGGTTTAACTCTACGACGACCCTGAATAATAACTTTACGGCTCTCCGTAATGCGTTCGACAATACTCTGTCGTTGGATGGCTCTACCCCTAACGCGATGAACGCAGACTTGGATATGAACTCCAACGATCTGCTGAACGTAGGTGAGGTTGATACAGAGTCTCTACGGATTAACGGAGTACTTGTTGCCCCTACCTCTATCATTACTGCTCCTAGCGCTACAGCCGTTAACTACAACCAAGGCGGCACTAGCGCAGTCAACCGCACCGTTCAATCCCGCCTGCGAGACTGGGTATCGATCAAGGATTTTGGCGGCGTTTGCGATGGAGTGACAAACGACGCTACGGCTCTCATCACCGCTTTGGGTACAGGAAAAGAGGTCATCATCCCAGAGACCTCTTACATGGCGTTTTCAGCTGGGCAGGTTCAGACGTTCATCGAAAATCTGAACCTTGTGTCGCCAAAGCAGATCACTGAGTTTCTTCTTCCTGCGGGTGACCATGCGATCACACAGCAGGTTGAGCTGACCAACCCGGACGCGCGCAACATCGTAATCAAGGGCGATGTTAAAGCTCAGGTATCGTGCACTGCGGTCGCAAATACAGGCGGGTCCGCAAAGAACTACTCTATTCGCTACACTCTGAGTGACGCATCAAATGTGGCGATCGGGGACTATCTTTATGTTGGGTACACCGCAGGCACCGGCAATTACAATGTTGTCGAAGGTGTTTGGAAAGTAACCGGAAAAGCTGGCAATGACGTCACGGTCAAGCATACCCTGAACGCCACTTGGCCCACCATCACGGTGACCGACGCTCGGGTCATTCCGCTCAAGACCATTCTTCGCTGGCCAAAAACTCAGCGTGGCCTTGCAGTTTCGAGCTGTCAGCTGCGCGCCATGGAAAACTTGGTGCTGGCCAGCCAGTTTAACATCACGACCGAAAGCCCTGTCGATAGTTATTCTGACGGCCTTCAGGTCGGCACTGCATCCGACCAATTGAACACCGGCAGCTTCGAAAGCCAGCAGACCAATGGCGGCGAAATCTGGTGTAAGAATGTTGGCATCGTGGAATGGGAAGGCAACGGCGTCCAGACTTTGGGTGGCAATGCTTATTTCTTCCAAGCTGCCGCTTGCTCGAACGGCTGGCGTGGCTTTCAGGCTGCGAGTAATGGCTCTGTTGGGGCCAAGTACTGTGCAGCAGTCGGCAATGGCGCGTCAGGGTTCCAAGCCGAGGCCATGGGGTTTTGCAACGCGAACGGCGGCGTGGCGGTTGGGAATTGGGAGCAAGGCGTTTACGTTATCGGAACCGCCAGTGTCAGTTTCATTGATGGCTTTTCCTTGTTGAACCAAACTGCTGGCCTTGATGCTCGTAACTACGGCACCATTCTTGCCGATGGCGCGAAGGTCGGTGGCAACATTCTGCGTGGGATCAATTCTGTCGCGGGAAATGTCTTGTTCGGTGAAAATGCCGTTGCATCTAACAATGGAACAGGCATTGGAACATCGGTTGATGTGAACACATCTGAAGGCGGCGTCGTCAACGGCAACGGCGCAAGCAGTCTGGGAATTGTTCGGACGTCGACCACAACATCTTCTGTGGTCATTGATACGGATGGCGAGCAAATTTGGGACAATGCGCTTTTTGTTGAAACCCGCTCAACTGGTGCAAAAAATTCAATAGCCAACACATCCATTGGCGATTTGGTCATAAAGTCTGATGTGTCTGGCTCTGGAACGTATCTTGATCTGTTAAGGGTCAAGGGAAACAACGGAACATTCTTTCCAGATCAGGATGATGTGTCCGATCTTGGTCGCGCTTCTGAGCGCTGGAAAACTGTTTACGCGGCGACAGGCACAATCAACACATCTGACGAGACCGAAAAGCAGGACATTCGCGCCGCAAGTGATGCTGAAATGCGTGTGGCGCAGGCGATCAGGTCCAGCTTTAAGATGTTCCGTTTCAAGGATGCTGTTGCTCAAAAGGGCGATGGCGCGCGGTTGCATTTCGGCGTGATTGCGCAGGATGTGAAAGCGGCGTTTGACGCTGAAGGGCTGGACCCGGCACGATACGGCATTTTCTGCTCAGACACTTGGTGGGTCGACGCGGATGGGAATGTCCATGACGAGCCAGAGGACGGCTTGACAGAAGTCACGCGCCTTGGCGTCCGGTATGATGAACTTTTGGCCTTCGTGGTCGCTGCAATCTAAGGAGAGATCACATGACGATCAGGCAACAAGGCGGCGTTTTCGGGCGCAACCCAACTTTCAACACGGTTGATGTTGATGGAGAACTGAAGGCTGGTTCTCTTGATGTAGCTGGCACAGGAAGCATTGATGGCCCGCTGCTTGTCGGCACGGGAACCGCTGAAGCTGGCCTTCACGTCGACCAAAGTGTCGGCGGCATTTTTGCGCGTTTCAAGCGGTTGTCATCCCAATATATTGACATCATTCAAACATCTGGAATTTCCCAAATTTATGCGTATGGGAAGGCTTTTCAGATTGGAACTGGCGACGCATTTTCTGTAGCCATTCGCCAAAACAACGTCACAAGAATGACATTCAACACCAGCGGTCATGTTGAGGCTGGTTCTGACAATACTCAAACGCTTGGGACATCAACCCGCAGGTGGTCTGAGGTTTTTGCCGGAAACGGAACAATCAACACCTCTGACGCCCGCGAAAAAACAGACATTGACAGCCTCAGCGCGGCAGAAATTGCTGTAGCAAAACGCCTGAAAGGGCTTGTTCGCAAGTTTCGCTTTCAGTCCTCTGTTGATGCAAAGGGCGACGCGGCCCGCATCCATGTTGGTGTCATCGCTCAGGATGTGAAGTCTGCGTTTGAGGCTGAGGGGCTTGATCCTTTTGCCTACGGTGTTCTCTGCTTCGACCAGTGGGAAGAAAGCACAGACAGCGATGGTGTCGTCTCACCAGCGGGAGATCGCTATGGTGTTCGATATGACCAACTGTTCGCGTTTATCATCGCGGCGCTATAAAGGAGACGATCATGCCAGCAACCACCAAGACTATTTCAGCGCAGAACACCTTTACCGACGCCCTAGAGCTTGTCGGACACTTCGACCTGTCGATCAGCGGTACGTTTGTAGCTACCGTTACTGTCCAGCGTAGCTTTAATGGCACCGATTGGTTCGACGTAGACACCTTTACTGCACCAATTGAGACCTATGGCTTTGACCCCTCGCAGTGCTCCTACCGTGCAGGCGTTAAGACTGGTGCATTTACTAGCGGCACTGTTGTCGTATCTCTTATTGACGAACCTGAGACCAACCGTAGCATTCGTCTTGCTTAAACAAGGCTATTGACATACTAACCAGAGTGTGATATATTAGCAACATGAGCCAAACACTATCCATCGACGACCAGATCAGACAAGCAGCGGAAAATGACCTTGAGGTCTTTGTTCGTCTTGTAGCACCTGAACAGGTTTTGGGTCAGTGTCACTCAGAGTTGCTTCAATGGTGGACACGTCAAGACTCTAAGACGCACCAACTTGTACTGTTTCCTCGTGACCACCAGAAGTCTCGTATGGTTGCTTACCGAGTAGTTTGGGAACTCACAAAGAACCCTACGCTACGTGTACTCTACATCTCTGCTACTGCTAACCTTGCAGAAAAGCAGCTAGGGTTCATGAAGGGTATCTTTACCTCTGAGATTTATCGTCGTTATTGGCCTGAGCACGTTCATCCCGAAGAGGGTAAACGCTCTCGCTGGACGACAAGTGAAATTGCTTTAGATCATCCCCTACGTAAGAAGGAGAATGTTCGTGACCCTAGCATCTTCACTGGAGGTCTTACAACCTCTCTTACTGGTATGCACTGCGATATTGCCGTACTGGACGACGTTGTTGTATATGAGAACGCTTATACCAATGAAGGCCGAGATAAAGTAAAGAGTCAGTATTCTCTTCTGTCGTCCATCGAAGGTGCAGAGGCTCGTGAGTGGGTCGTAGGTACACGTTACCATCCGATTGATCTGTATAACGACCTGATGCAGATGGTAGAGGATCAGTACGACAAAGATGGTAGCAAGTCTGGCGAAGAGAATATCTACGAAATCTTTGAACGTGCAGTAGAGAATAATGGCGATGGTACAGGTGAGTTCTTGTGGCCTCGTCAACAGCGTAAAGATGGTAAGTGGTTTGGGTTCGACCAGCAGATTCTAGCCAAGAAGCGTGGGCAGTATCTCGACCGTGGTCAGTTCAGAGCACAGTATTACAATGACCCTACGGACCCAGATAACGTACCCGTAGGCTCAGACAAGTTTCAGTACTACGACAGAAAACATCTTCACCTTGACAATGGTTACTGGTTTTACAAGACGCACCGCCTCAACGTTTACTGTGCAGTAGACTTTGCGTTTAGCTTGAGTAAGAAAGCTGACTACACTGCTATGGTTGTCGTCGGTGTCGATGGTGAGAATAACGTCTACGTCTTAGATATTGATCGCTTCCGTACCGACCGTATCTCTGAATACTTCGAGCACATCTTGCAGCTTAGCAACAAGTGGTCGTTCAGGAAGATGAGAGCAGAAGTTACCGTGGCTCAGATGGCTATCGTTAAGCAGCTTAAAGAGCTTATCAAACAACATGGTCTGTCGATCTCTATCGAAGAATACCGACCGAATAAGGGCAGCAAGGAAGAACGTATTGCAGCTATCCTAGAGCCTAGATACGACAACCTTTCTATCTGGCACTACCGTGGTGGGCACATCCAGACCTTGGAAGAAGAGCTGTCTAGCCGTAACCCTAGCCATGATGACGTTAAGGACGCCCTAGCTTCTGCTGTCGACATGGCTGTGAAACCTATGAAGAACGTTCAGCGCAGCAAGAGTAGCAATATCGTCTGGGCTAACTCACGATTTAGAGGCAGTGCATAAT